GTCTGAAACCCTCTTACCTTCCGGTAGCTTGTTAAGCGGTCATGTTTCCATGTGTTTACGTGTAACTGCACGGTATGTTTACATACTGTCATCTTGTTTTTTTAACTCGCTGATGACTGCACTCACCGTGGGGAATAAGTGCGGATACGAGTTTTGCGAGGTATGCGTAAGATTAATACTTTTAAGATCTTCATGTTTCACACGTGGTTCTTCCGATATGTCAAAATCAGTTTTCTTTCTATCCCGATCACGTGTTTTAATATGCCAACCAGTCTCACTGGTACCGAATATAATACCCGTAGTAGAACTTTCTAACGCAGCGTTATAAGCATCCTGCTTAACCTTGTTCTCATGTATCATAGGGTTAACTACCACAAAAATTAGCATGCGATGTCTTAATGCCAATATGGTAAGAACAGTCAAAAGATCCCAGAAATCCGATGAGACACCTCCGGAAACTGCAGCACCATCACCCTTGTATTGAAAAGTTCTCAATGAATCAATGATAATGACATTCGATAGTTTTTCTTGCGGTTCATTTAATCTTGTTGCTATTTCATCTAGACTTATGGCCGCAGTTGATACTGGTTCCATATAATCTATGAGAATACCATTTGTTCGTGATCTGATATCTTGAGCTAACATAGATTTACCCCCACCTGTGGGGCTTGAGATTGTATACAAACCACATTTAAATGTATGGTTACCAATCTCATATACATCCCTCTCAACTTTGCCATCGGTTTCAAGTTTTTGACCGTATTCGGAAATAATTTTGATTAATCTCTTGTACATAGCTACTCCTGACATTTCTGGATGATCTCTTGATATAAATATGGTCTAATTTTCAACTCGAAATTTTCATAGTTGATTTGGTTAAATTTAAGATCATAACAGAAGTTACCATTGTAATCAGTGGTAATTGGTCGATGATCTTTAATGTGACAATATAATCTAATATCGTCTAGACCTATTCCATATTTATTGTTGAGAATGAAATTGGCTACACGTCCACGATTATAATCTAAATCATGACATATTGAACCATCATAGTCTTGAAAAACTAGATCAGTACTATATGAATCATCGGCGACAGCTGAGTGACATAATACTGATCCAATTAACATACTACTCAATACTAATCTATTTATAATAGTCATATGTAACTCCTAGAACTGATTCATGTGAGTTAAAGATGTGTGCGCGAGGGCATTTTCGTTAATAACTGGCACAGATTCGATAACTAATGAACTTCTGATAAATTCCTTAACATGTGGTGATTTAACAGGATTTACGTCTGTGTTCCAATTTTCATATAATGCCCTACCAATCATGCCATTACGATAAAGCAACTCACCTATGACCTGTATTATTAGATCTGGTTTGAAGTTACCTTGTCGCATATTTTCTGCTATCTTTCTGCGTAACTTGAGTTCCTGAATGTTAAATAGCATTTTTCGTTCAATAGCGGTTACCAAAATACGAATAGTTGGGATTGAGTTATAAATCTGCATAAGCATTTGACCCATTGCAGTCCCTACCGCCTCCTTAACTTCAAAGAAAACATTCGCTAATTGAATAGCATCATATAAAGGAGTATGAACAGTAAATTCATCAGCTAAGTCATCTATAATATATACACCTTCAAAGATATCTTCAAATTTAGTGTCATTATAGAACAGTTCAAATAAATCACAGGTGTAAGTTAAATGATCAATTCCATAACTAGTGCTCCAGTCAATCTTCTCTAATAAAGAGGCATTGATATCTGAAACTAATGGTTCTTTATCAGCCTTGCGTTTTTGAGTAATGGCCCCTTTTTCAAAGCTACCTCTAAAAGGAACTTGAACATTTTTACATACCCAATTCTTAGTTTCAGTCTTATAAGCACTAAAAGTCACTGCGTCATAAGGATCTGAAGTTATAAATACTTGCGTGTTAAACTCTGATACTAATAATCTTAAGGTATCAGGAACTCGTTTGGTACATTTGTACGCTATATTAAACACGTCGAGACTATCGATTGTAGCTGGTTTTATTAGCACCACGTCTGCACATGCTACGGCTAAATGACGAAAATATACTTCCGGAGCTACAGTTATCATAATATAGGAGTTTACTGGAAGAGAACCTGAATACTTAACATCGTCTTCTACTGATTTAGACAATAAAAACTGTCTTACTGCATTAAAATCAGTACCCTGTGCATTGATGTCTACAGTATCTCCAGGTAATCCAATCTCGCTGCCTCTAACATTGGATATCCCCGTAAATACCCCAATGAACTGGTTGTTAAACTTATCGAAAATACTCGCAGCGGAGAATACATTGCGTATAGATTGTCTAAGTGAAGTCAGGCTAGGCTCAAGATCTTCTAAGCGCGTAATCGGTGATACTTCATAGGACTTAGGTGTCTTGAAAATACTTAAAGCTGCTGCTTCTGGTTTATCATAACCAAATAAAGGTTGAACTGTTACACCAGTAAGAACATTTGCTGCGTCCGCATAGTGCCTGATGTAAGTATGATGCAGAACCTCTTTAATGGGAATTACATGAAACTCACTAGCCGTATTAATTCGATTGACAATAACTCGAATCCTTTCCAGCATATCCTGTACTACAACTGTGCTTAATATTTGATCTAACTGTGTTTTACTTGTAACAGTTTGTGCAAATGCATCAATAAATGTATAGTTACTGCATAAATTATCAAACTCAGTCATGTCCAAAAGCCCTTGATAATCTACTGTGCTAGGGCCAGGAGTTATAACTTTTGTTAGACAAGCAGCACCTACAATGCTTAAGGTATGATCTACTGCGGTTAGACGATTCAGTTTCTTGGCTAACTGTCTAAATGGTCTTTTTAATGGATCTAATAGTAAACGTGATGCAATGGTTTCTATTGTATTATCTTGAGAAAGATTATCATAAATATTAGAAAACTTCTCTTCAGATATGACATCTCTAAGACTATCGACCAAAACAGCTTCTCGTATCTCATTCCAAGTAGGAAATAAATCGCGTGCTATTTCCACATCAACTAAATCTGTACTTGGTAATACTAAACCATAACTTAGTAAAGCCTCATATATCAATCCTTTATAGATCATAACTGAACCATATGTTGAGTTATCCGCATATTCATTGAGATATTTATTTAATATCTCAAACAGTTTCAATGACGCTATAATAGCATTATTCTTCCTCAATGAACGAGGTGCTCCTGTACTAATGTAGTTAGAAATCTCATCCAACAATCTCTCATTGCGTAAGAGACCAATTAGATTTTGAATTTCTGTCCTACTCTTTGCAACTAACCTACAACCATAGTCTATGATTGAGGCAGGATTACGATAATCCAATTTATAAGTCTTCTGTAAATCTGTGAAAATGAAACAACTATCAAAATCGTGTTCCATTCCATTACGATATACTTCTTGAGCAGTAGTTTGTACATTATGTAACTTAATCATTATAATTCCTCATTTTAGGTAAACGATCAACTTTACTTACTAGACTATAACAGATATGATCTGGAACGGCGCTAGTAAGTTTCTTAAGTAATTCAGGATTTACATCCTTAGATTCATATTTGTAATAGAGTTTTGAAGGATCCAGATAAATGTCCATATCAATTGATGACAATGTCTGAACATCAGGTAGTGTTTTTGGAAATTTATCCATCATAGCATTCATGGATGCACCCATGTAGGATCGGAATATTTTATCTGCTTGACCATACAAATATGAGAAATCTGGATTCTGCATATAAAATATCTTTTTCAACTCCCATCCTATACCAGGCCATGACCTTCTTCCTTGTATATTACCACCATCTACTCCATACTCAGGTACGAAATGACGGACAAAGAACGAAGTCACATTGGGATAACCATGATAATGCAAATTTTTGCTCTCATATATATTTCCTAGAAAAACTAGGAAATCTTCA